ACGTATGTGCCATAATATGCAGCGGATGTTATTGTTAATGCACCATCCTCATTCTGAGGGGGTGAAAACGATTGCTGGGTCGCTGCTTCTACCTCGTTCTTATCACGAGAGATGCTGAAACCAAACAACGAAAATTTATTGCTAGATGTTGACATATTTTGTTTAACTCAATTTCAAAAAAACATAAGGAGGACCCGAAGGCCCTCCCATAAAACATTAAGAAGTGGTGTCCGATTCCCACCATTGATAAGCGAAGGTTGCTGAGTATTCTTCAATAGAGTCGTTAGAACCCCAATCCAAATCAATCGGTGCAACGTCTAATGGGAATACACCCACAAACTTATACTTCTTCAAGGTGCTACCGTCTTTACCATATTGTGTCACTGTTGCATCAACAGAGTAATCTGATGGACGCATTGCAGTTTCACCACGAAGGTTACCACTGTGACTGTTGATAGTATTCATCCAAGATTCTAGAGCATTGCGTACTGCAAAGTCTTCATCGTTGATGATTTGTAGTGTCCAATCTGGGAATGTTCTGTTACCTGGTAGTTTCATTTCACGACCAAAGTAGAATACAGGAACAGTACCAACTGTTGAACCAGGTAGTTGAGCGCCTTTGGCCATGAAAGTAACTTTCTGACCAGCTGCACTACCGTTAGTAACGAATGTTGGGAAAACTAGAGTCACGGCAAACAGGTTAGGACGTGCGCCGTCACCTGTCATATTTGCTCTAAATTCTGATACGTTGAATGCCATTGTTATCTCCTATCTTTTATTTATTAGGCTGCACCAACGACAGTTGTGAAGTCAACACCAGAACCAACGGCAACAAAGTTCAATTGAATGTAGTTTGTTGAACGTGCAGGTTTGATGTAGATATCACCAACGAATTGGTTGCTATCAATAACTTGAGCAGTGTTGTTGGTTGCATCACTCACAACTTTGAAGTCTGTGATACCACGGCGACCTTGTACGTCACGTAGGAATGGAGTAATCAACGCAACAAACTGAGCACGAGTGAATTCATCGTTCAATTCGAACAATGAGAATTGTGCAGCGTTACCGATTGCCTTTTCCAATGTGATAAACAGTCTACGAACGTTGATTCGGTCAAACACAGAAGGTTTGTTTTGTAGAGTCTTGTCACCGAACAACACAACACCTTGACCTGGGAAGGACACAACTGGGTTTACACCGGCTGCATAGATGGTATCACGTTGAGTCTTGTTTGGATTCCATGCCAATTTGATTGCGTTCTTGATAGAACCGCGATTCATACCAGCTGGTGAGAACCATGGGTCACGAATTGTGTCTGTGTATACACATAGACCAGCAACGTCACCGTTCAATGGGATCCAACGATATACGTTGTTGTACTTGTCGAATTGGTATTTCCAACCAGAGTCTGCAACTGCGTATGTAGAACGAATGTTCAATTCACCCAACCAAGTTGCAATGTTTGTTGTTTCACTACCAGGTTGACCAACAACGTCAGTGGAACGTGGTGAAACAAATGCGATTGCGTCTGTGCGAGCAGCTGCAACGTTACTGATAACGTAGTTCTGCACTGTGTTTGCATATGAACTACCACCTGCATCACCTGTCAGAATCAACGAAATGTCAACAGTTTCTTTGTTGGCAAACAAGTCGTAACCAGAAATGATGTTTGCAGCAGTTGGATTAACATCCGAACCAGCAGTCAAAGTTACAGTTTCAACTTGAGTCAATGTCTCAAATGATGTTCCTGCAGCTGTGCTACCCCATGTATCGACAGTACGAGAGTAGTCGATTGGTGCAGTTGCATACACATATTTTGATTTTTCGAAAATTACTTGTTTGTAATAGTTTGTGTAACCGTTGATAGATGCATCACTTGCCTTAGATAGGAACGGGAATGTTTCCAAAACAGTACCTGCGGTACCTGTGAAAGAACCAAGTGTGTCTACCACAACAACGTGCATTTCGTCATCAGTACCATTTACACTAGATGCATACTCTGATGTACCAGGTGCAGATGTGAAATAGTTTTTATAGTCCCATGTTGTGAAACCGTCTGATGTGTCACAAACATCAACTGTCAACGAGTTGCCTAGAGAACCAGCATAACGTGCCACGAAAGCACCATAGATGTTTGAACTGTTGGTCAACAAGAAAGTGTTTTCAAAGTTGTCAGAGTTCTTGATTTGCACAGCTGTGCCAGAAGCAGTAGCGTTGTTGCCAGTTGCACCGACTGAACGAACTACTTTAAGGTTGTTACCGTATGACAAAAAGTTCGCAGCTGTAAAGAATGATACCGCTGAGTTTGCATCTGGTTTACCGAATGTCTTGGCCAGTGTGATTTCACTATCAACCAAAACGATTTTGTCTGCTGGACCCCAATTAAAGGTTCCTACAAACGCACCGGCAGTAGTCAGTACAGATGGGACAACGGTTGTTAGGTCCACTTCTGATACGTTTACGCCTGGAGAGATTTGAAACGCCATTTTATTCTCCTTGAATTATTATGTGTTCTTTTGGTACGTCAATACCATAGTGATATTTATGAAGAACAGGATTTCAGTTACCCGATGGAATCACGGATGAATCTGGCATACGTTGGATTTCCGTCTGCTGTTTCCCACATATCACCGCCTATCATTTCGAAATCGTGACTCAAACCATCCTCAATGATTGGTTCCACAACAGTCTCATCGTCATACTGGTTCATTGTTTCCAATTGCAGTTGTTTACGGACGTTGTGTGCAACGATTTCTCTAAAGTATTGTTGAGATGTTACCCATGCAAAACTCACTAGACACATAACAGTATCGTCATTCGTACCTTCTTCGGCTGAGAATGATGTTTTATTTGCAACAAAAGTTGTCAACTCGGAGTATGTATCAAAGTCCCGAATTAGTAATTTGTCACCTTCAATCAAGGCCTTCAAGTTGGTACAACCAATTCGCTTGACCTGTGCAGACATTTTCAGACCCATTTGAATGCCACGAGCAAAGCCTGCACTCAATTGTTGGGGTTTCTTATTGCCTGTAAACACTTTCCATAGGTTTTCGTACTCCAGTTCTTCATGGAGAATGTCTGCCACCTGTTGGTTGTTGTTAATTTCAATCAGTACATAGGCATCATTGTACCACCGTGCAGCATTATAGATGACGGTTGGGAACAGTAGTGGTGATATGGTCGCACTCTTGTACGTTGCCACCTGTCGATATGGTGTGTTTGAGATGTCCATAATCTGAAAGGCAGAACTATCCATGTTCTTACCTTCTGAAACGTCAACGCAGATGGCATATAAGTGGTCAGATTTGACCTCGTCACCGTCTGCCTTGATTGGCATTTCATAGATTTTCAGACTATCATGTTCAGCAATTGGGTCTTGATATGCCAACTGTTGCAACTTGTAACCAGAAATCAGTGTGTTGGACGAACCTAAGAACTCGGTTTCAAATTCTTGTTTGAACTGACGTTCAGATGTGTTGCGGATCGTTTCTTCTTTCCAGGCCTCATCCCTACCTGGTACATGTGACCAATGAATCTCGAAACTCTTATAGTCATTCTTCTTGTTCAGTGAATCCATCCACAACTTGTAGAACAGGTTCATACCGTTTGGTGTAGACACAATAATAATCTTGGTTGTCTTACCGGATGAGATAACAGGGTATACAGAGTTAAAGAATTCTTCGGCGATGTTGTTTGGAACGAACGCAAACTCATCTAAGAATACGCAGTTAAACGCACCACCACGAACTGCGGATGATGAGGTCGATGCAGCAATAATCTTAGAACCATTCTCAAGTTCAACGTTACCCTTGTTCCATGTAACGATACCTTGTTGCAACCACATAGGTAAGTTTTCATAAGCCAGTTGATACTTGGCCAAAATGTCACGAGCAAGAGAACCCTTGTTGGCCAGAACGGCAACGTTTTGTGTGTCTTGGAAGATGGTCAACCAAAGTAGATATGCAACTGATGTGGTAGTCTTACCAACCTGACGAGGACACTTGGTGATTGAAAAACGATTCTCGTGGTACGTCTTAATCATGTCCTTTTGAAAGTCCCACATCTTAAACTTCATCAAACCAACGTCAACGTTCACGATGGTGATGTAGTTCTCTGCAAAATAGATTGGGTCTTTAGAACACTTGATGTATTCATCGACTTGGTGTTGGGTGTACTCAACCTTTACACCAACCTTTTTCAGTAAGGGGTTGTCACGGTACGATTCTTTCGAATCTAATTCATATGCCATTATTTACCTTTGAGTAACTTATTCAATTCGTCTGTTGAACCAACGAATACCGCCTTGTCGATTCGAGTTTCTTGTGATGGTTGTTTGTTGCCGTCCATAGTACGCATTTGTTTTTGTACTGTCAGCAACTCTTTGTTGGCATCGACCATGTTCTTCAACAATGTGGCATACACTTCAAACGCACGAGGATGTTGACCTGCTTTTGCTACCTGTAAGATTTCTTCCAATGCATCTTTGCCTTGGTCGATAAAGTCTTGTAGGTTGTCCTTGGTCTGTTCGTATGCATCCTTGAGGTCTTGTTTCAACTCAATTGGTTCATCTGTTGGTTCTTTTGCCAACACCAAAGGTTTTTCTTCTTTCGTAACTGGTGTCACATCGAAGATTTTTTCCATGTTCTTATTAAATTCAGTCATAATCAAAATGTGTTAGGTGGACTTTCAGTGACCGTTGTATTTGCCGTATATAGTGTGGCATTCGTTGAGTTCGCACTTAACTCAACGTTGATTTCAACGACCTTGGAATCAACTAAGTTGTGTGTTGTATATTTATGATTGGCATTTACACCATAAATTGGTTGTGTAGATACAAAATTACCGTTGATACTTTGCAACTTCAATTTACTTCTATCCCATGAGACAACCTTTGCTGTCGCTGTCGATGTTTCTCTGGAATAACCTTGGTAAACAGTCTCACCGATTTGATAATCACCAAGACCGCCTGCACCAATATCAAATTCAACCACATCATCTGGTTTAATTTTTTGATAGATTGATGTGATTGCGTGTTCAATCAAACCTGTTTCGGTTGACTTGCCGTACACGTAACCTTTGACGGTGAATGTAAGAGTCCAGACAATCATTCTGGTGTCATTATCTCTTGCACCTTCATATGCAATATCACTCGTTGCAGAGTTCAGAATGATTGGAATGTCTTTGGTGATGCCCATTTCTGGAACCATATTCAATTTGATTGTGTAATCTGGTGTGAAATATGGTAGAATATGTTCGATGATTTGTGTACCATCTTCAATGTTACGCACGTAGATATACAGTGAGAAGTCGAAGTTGTATGGTACAGGTGTGTACTGTGACAATACTGCACCGTTTTTTGTTGCAAAGTTCTTTAGGTTTGTATTCTGTTTACGTGAACTGTCGTAAGTTAGACCAGTCATTTCAAAAGACATGCGAGGTAGAGTTACCTGTACCTTCTTATCTGCGTTGTAATCTTCTTCCAGTCTGCGTACATACAGTTCTTTGTTTGCATATACGATAGGAACAATCATGCGTTCCGCTTCTGTCTGGTCTTTGTTGTAACGAACCAAGGTTATGTCATTGAAAAGGTTGCCAAAACCGACAACCAGTTTTCTAATGTTACGATTGTAATGTGTTTGTGCCATTAGATTTGTCCAAATGGGTTAGATTCACTGAAATCAATCACTGAAATGCCTTGTTGTTCGATGTATTGGTTATCGTAGGAATCAGTTCTTACGTTGTCCTGTTGTGCATCGTATGTAACCAGTGAGTATCTTGCATTGCTTGATGCACCGATGATGATAGAGTTGGCAACAAATTCACCTGCAATATTGGTAATAGTCAATGAGTTTGCAGAAGGTGTCCAAGTTTGAACGATGGCCACTGCGGTTGCATTTGCATGTGTGTTATCTGGTGCCTGATACACAATCTCTTTCATCTGGTACACACCATTGCCTGTGACCGCATTAACTTCCAGGTCAATCGTGTACGAGTTATCTGTAACCACTTGGTCGATATCTTGGATACCAGTGTCGATAACTTCGTGTGAGTACTTGAATTTCTCTAGTTCCAATTCATAGAAGAATGGAATCTTACGACCCAACATGTTAAAGTCTTTGTTCTGGTCTGCAAATTTAATCTCAAACAACTCACCAACACCGTTCATAAACGGTACATAAATCAAGTCACCTTCACGAGGACGTGTGAATGTATTTTGTGGTACACGTTGAGAGAATGAACGCTTAGAGATGATGACGTTGACGTTGTTCTTAATCTCAAGACCAAACTTGGAAAAGAATTCCTTTTCACCCATGTATTCCAGTGAACTGGATAGGTAGAATTCCACAGGGAATGCTTGACTGAATTTCTTAACAGGGTCTTCACCATAGAGAATGTCTCGTGCTTCATCATTGCTGTTAGGCAAATAGAACGCATCGAAACCCATAATCTTAATGGATTCGACAATCAGGTCCTCAACAACCCTTTGTTCGTTGAGTGCATTGTAGTTATTGAAGTACTGATTTGTTGCCATGTTAGTTCATATACCATTGTAGTGGTGCACCGTAATTGGTTTCCATTTCTTCACGC